CACGCACATCGCCAGTCGTAGGGCCATTGCCAGCGGTCACATCAATTGGATTGGTCACAATCTCTGCGGTGAAGGCCTTGCCAAAGACAATGTTTGCATTTGCATAAGGCCAAACAAATCCCGAAACGCCAGCCCCAATGTCTACAAGCGTAAACTGACCATAGTATGTAAGGCCGTCAGCGCTAAGAACGTCTACCGTATTCCCAATGGCGTATGGGGTTGCAGTAACATTGGCTCCATTCACAGCAGATGCAGATAGGTAGCGATCAAGGCCAATCTGATTATCAAGCGCTAGAAACTCGCAGAGTTGCAAGTCCCCCTCCGGAGTCCAGATGTTTGCAAAGACGCGATTGTCGATACCGCAGACGGAACAGAAATTTCCGTCAGTCGTAATTCGAGACCAAGAAGCGCGACGTTCTGCGCGGTTTGAGTTGAACAGGGCAATGTCTCCATTGCCATTCGACATAAAGGCATATGACTCAGCCCCGTTGAACGCGCCGTGAGATACGGTCATGCACTTGGGGCTGTAGATCAAATGAGAGGCAATCGTGGAAACAGCAGTAGATGTATAAGCATCTTCGCCATCAGTGTAGAGATATTCTCTGACTGTATTGCCGCCATGCTGAACAAATAGCGTTGCGCCATCCAGAGAGACTGGTTGCGTAAACTCGCAGCCGTAAGGTGTTTGCTTACGGATTTGCGCATTGGTCGGCGTGATTGCTTGGTTCAGGTAAGTCGGAACATAAAGCTCCCCAGTAGCCCCGAAGATTTGCAGGTCACGGTTGGAGACCATGTAGCGAATCTCATTAACCTCACCAGTGGCTGCTACAAGGGAGATTGCATCTGCGTCTGCGGCTTCACCAACGTCGAAGTTGAAGAAGTTCCCAATGCCACTCATCCACAGTGCGTCTGGCTGAGAAATGGTCCCGCCGTAGCACAGTCGGTTCTCATGGAAGGCAACAGCGGCAGGATAACCACGGACAGAGGAGAATGCTTGCTCATCCCAATCGGCAGTAGCTGCATGAGTGGTCAGCTTCACATAACCACCACCATCCTCGGAGGAAGACGCAGAACCACCAGCAGTAAAATACCAAGTGTTCTCATCAATAATCCCAGCAACAGTGCGAGTGCCGTTTAGGTTGCCGACATTAATGCCGCCAGTTGCTGCCGCGTCAGAAATAACAACAACCTCCCCACCAGCATATCCATGCTTTAGGTGAGTGACCTCAACGGTAGCGCTGCCCTCGGTGGTGCGAAGTGGATTGAGGATTGAAAGTCTAATCTTCAAAGTATCAACAACAGTTCCGGAGACTACCGTTGAAGACGTATAGCCAGTAATAACAATCTCAGACTCGCCGTAGCGCACAATGGTGCCAACGTGATCTGCCGTCCAGTGAGGCTGACTTGTCGTTAAGGTGATGCTGCCACTAGTGCCAGACGGATCAAGCGTAGTCCCATGCGCTTGGAATTTAGTGTATGGCTGATAGGTCACATGCCCATCATAGCGCTGGTCAAACGAGAATGGCGTAACCTCAAATGCGGTCAGGCTGGTCCGGATTAGCATTCGCGGCATGAACAAAGGATGGCAGATGAACATCACATCGCCATACTGAGCAACGGTATACTCCTGCAAATAATCCTGATCGAACGGAAGTGGGTCCGAGTTGGTATCGGCAGTTATTGTTGAAACAAGAGTGATTGTGGTGTCGCTATCAAGGCGAAAGCATCTGATCTGCTCATGCTCAATAGAAATCAAATACTGCTCATCATCGGAGAATGAGAAGTTAAAGAGGTGCGATTGCGCGGGATGGGCAGGATCAAACGTAATGCCAGAGTATGTATAGCGATGCTTCAGTCCATCGCGTTTACGAACACTACCCTCTGACATAACAATCATATTCTCCAAGGACTGAGCCGAGGAGTTATACACAGGACTGTCAGTCCGCATCAGAAGGGAGTCGCTTACCTCACCAAACTGAAAGCTGTTGATTGGAACGCGAACCTTCTGCATCAGCTACGCCTTTGAGCAATAAACCTCGATGTATTCAGCTTGCGAGTAGTCTGCTGCTGAGAGTCTAGGCGGCGAGCCTGCATCATCAACGTCGCAGCCTTGGTCTCCATAAGCTGAGTGAGTTGACCATCGCGCGCAACAGAAGTCGCAAGAACAGCGGCCATTGCATACTCAACCGCAATGGTAAAATACGGAGGCCAGTTGTTTTCATCTGCGCGGAAGATAAAGTCTGCAATGACTACATCATTTGTAGAAGCATCGCAGTAAATCATATCGCCGTAAGTGTCATAGATCAGTGGGTCGTCATTGACCGTCACCGCGTTAACCATAAGGCAACCAGACGGAAGCTGATACGCAGCATCAAAGCGTCCAGCGGGCGCACTTACCAAGCGAGAGAGTTGTTCCTGATTTGTGGCAAAGCGCCAGCGCGTGTTGGTAAGCGCGGCGCGAGCAATGTCTTCATACATTGCATCACAAATATCCGCCTCGGCAGTTCCTTCTGCAAACGATGAAATGGGATTGCCGCCCATGAGGATGGAGGCGCGCGAGCAGATTTTAATAGCGGTATTTGCTGGCATGAGAAGTTGGGGGGCTTTCGCCCCCCATCCCTATTAGTTGTTATCGAGGACTTCGTAGATGCCGTTGCTGTCGATAGCAACGGAACCCATCGACATCATCGACGTGGCAAGGTGTGCAACCTTCTCGGGGACGTAGTTGATTTCGGTCTGAACGTCTGCGTTCACGCCAAGGCCGATAGCCGTGGTGTGGTATGCAAAGTTCTTGCCGCCAGCAACTGCCGAGGTCGAGAAGATCTTGAAGCCGAGGAATTCCTTCATCGTCATGCCGCCAGCGAACGGAAGATTCTGCGGGCCAACATAGTCGGACGAGGCAAACTCGGTGATCGAGAACAGGTCTGCGAAACCTGCGGGCGACATTGCAAGATAGCGCTGACCATCTTCCGGAATGTCTGCTTCGCCAAAGGTTTCGAAGAGAACCAGCAGGTCAGCCTTGACCAGAGCGCCAGTTACGTCTGCGATTGCGGTTGCGTTTGCACCAGCATCCAGAGCAGCAACGATGAGTTCATCGGTCTTGCGGCCCAGAGCAGCAGCAGCCGATTGAGTCACCGCCTGACGCTCGTTGATGTTGGTCTTCAGTTCGTCCAGCTTGTCGATGTATTCCGCTGCATAGTAGTCAGCCATCGTCACTTCGACGTTGGAGTGCACGAGTTCCATTGCCGACACAGCGCCGTTACGAGTCTTGGTCGATGCGGAACCTTTGCCGATCTTCTGGAAGCGAGCAACCGAACCCGACACATTGGACGAGCGAACGGTGCCGCGCAGCTTCGAGCCAGTGCGCTGGTATGCGAGGTGGACTTCTGCTTCAAACTGTTTGATGAAGGCTTGGTCGATAGTGTTAGCCATTTGAGGCATTCCCTTTATGAAGTTGCTGTCGGACGGGTATCCGTTACTTCACTTCAGCGAGGGTGTCCTTTCGGGCCTCTCAGTGTATCACGGGCCGTGATGGTGCTGAATCAAACTCATTGGACCAGTTTTTGCAACGCACAAAACGCAAAGCCTGCTGTCCGTTGCTATAATCTACCACATACTGAATGTCGAAGCCGAGATGAACAAGCCAGTTGTGGATGAATGTATTCTCTGACCAAACCTCACACCAAAGTTCATCATAGAATTGGTGATAGAAGTTAATCAGCTTTGGCGATGCCTTAACAAAGGTGCGCCAATGTTTCTTTATATCTCTAGAGAAGACAGTCCATAGCTGCCCATCGTTAGCACCGCAGATGGCTAAAACCTGATCGCCACTCTTAATGACGTGGGCCATTTGATCGCCAACAACGCTGAGAAGGGATTCGAGAGGATCAATTTCATAGAGAACCTGAAACTCTCGAATGTTCTCAGTGCTAAGCGTCTGATGCAAAGACATGACATGCTTTTCACGAAGTGGGTGAAGTTCTAGCGTGTCATGTTTTATCAGTGGTTTAGCCATAGAGGCGCTTAAATCCTTCGCTCACTTCCTTGATGAAGTGCGGATCGCGCGTCTTCCAGTAACGCTCATCACGCATCATCTCTTGCAGCTTGCCTTCGTCAAGACGACCAGCAGGCGTGGAGTCAGAAGAGAACGAGCCGTCCTTTAGCGCATCCATAATCACCTCAAGAGCAATGATGCCATCGGCAGATTCGCACATCCGCTCAATGGCTGGCAAGGCTTCTTGCGGAAAGAATTTATTGGCGAATGCAGACGCAGCATTGATGCGGTCATTTGCATTGTCACCAAGGCGCTTGGCTTCCGCTTCTAGGTCAGGTTGCGTTCCAGAGATAGCTTGAGCATACATCTCAATGCCCTTCTGGAATTCCTCTTGGGAATAACCGTTCTCGAAGGAATGCTCTGCCCACCACTGAAGAAGTTCATTATCAACGGCCATAGATTCATCTACAATCTCTGGAAGTTGATAATCACCAGCAGACTCGGGGCGGTCGCTGTATGCCTCAGCCTGCAATTCTTCAATGATCTTCTGGCGAAGGTCAGTGTCCTTTGCTCCTAGCTTTGTCTCCAATTCCTTGTAGGCTTTTGCTAGGTCTTCACCAGTTTTGTATTTCTCAGGAAGCCACTCCGGACGATCTTGGGAGGGGAGGTCTGCCGAAGCGGCTTCCGTCGAATCAGGCGCAGTTGCCTGATCTTCGCTAATCAATGAGTCAGTCATTCTTTGCTCCTATGTGCATGGGCAATACGACGCTCCAACAAGCCAACGAGATAACGCTGGCCCTCAACATGGCGCAATTCTTCCGTAGATACGTTAGCCCCGTGGACCATTTCGATGGTAATGGAGCGAAGATAGCGCAGGACTTCCTTCCCAGTCGGTGAAGAAAATACCTGCGCTACGTTTTGGCTTATCTGCAAGTCAGCTTCAGCGCTACGCTGATAGCCATCAACTCCGATATTAACCTTGTTGGACAACCCCCGCTCCCTGTTGTTGTGCCATTTGCTGCGCTATTGCAGCTATTTGCTTACGCTGTTCTGCATCGCGAATCAAGCGTTCTGGCACACCAAACTTTTTGGCGAGGTGGACGGCGGTCTCTTCGCCGTCAATAAGAAGCTGGAGCATCTCTGGACCAAAGACCCCGCCCACCAATTCAAGGAAGCGAGCAACGCTGGAGATGTCTTGGTTGGCCTGAGCCTGAGCAAGCGGAGAGGTCGCGCGAATCTTTACCTCACGGCCATTGACCGTAGGCACCTCAATGCGCCCCTGCTTCTTCAGGATGTAGATCACACGCTGAAGAACAGGCTGCACCAGCTCAGATTGAAGGCGGCCAAAGGCAGCGCCCATGCGGCGAGACAAGTCAGCCATGCGCTCCGCGACTTCTGTTGCGGTCGCTGGCGTTTTGTCGGGGTTGCCCAACATGTCGTTGTAGAGAGCCTTCTTAATGTTCAGGCGCATATCGCTGAGGACTAGTTGGGCAACATCGAATCGACCAGCGGCTTGGATTGGCTGTAGTCCTTGGCTACCCATTGCCTTCGGAATGATAGAGCCGGGAACAAGCTGGATCGTATCTGGATTGATAACGCCATCATCTTCCATCTGATAAATGCCAGAGATAGACATCTGAGCATTCTCAAGAATGAGTTCGATGGTGAGGTTCGTGGTCTTGATTGCCGACAGCGCGTTAATCAGCGGACCGCGACCATAGACTTCACCAGCGCACTTCGACCAGCGGAAGCAGACATACGGGTTGGACCCGTTACCACGCATTTCCTTCGTATGAAGGATGGTCTTTGTTTCCATGCAGATCGCATAGTGAAGATAGGCTTCTTCATTTTTCTTCGAGTAGTCGCGGCAGACTACCTCAAGAACATTGGTGGTTTGATCCGAGGCAATCTTCGACTGGACCTTTGGATCAAAGTTGCCCTTGGGATAAAGAAGCGGCAGATGATCGTAGCGAACATTCTTCCGCTCACGGAATACATGATCAATCTTGTCGTCTGGTCCAGTATCAAGCACAACATGTGGTAGCGGGATTGCGGAGAATACGATGGGATTTACCGCATCACCCTCTTCTACGCAGAGAATTCCAGTGCCAACAGCCAAGTCCATGAAGGACTCATGCACTTCTTGGCTGAAGTTGGAGTTCTGAAGGATGTCAAAGACATACTCAGTGACTTCATCCAGTTCATTGTCTACGCGATCACGCTCTTCAGGCGGAACCTCAGAACCAGAAACAAAGTCAGCCCAGCGCGCAAAGTTTGGAACGATGCCATACTGAAGGCGGCTGGCAAATTCTTGAACGCCAACCACCGCAGTTTCATCGAAGATTTTATCGTCACGGCGACGACCAGCAGTTTCCGTATAGAAAGACTCTCGCTGTGGAAGCGCATACTCATAGCACTCCTCAAAGAGGGGCACCCAGTTCTCGCGAAAAGCCTTAGCCTTTTCGTAGCGCGAAAGATATTTCTTTGCGACATTTTCCATTATTTGAACCTGCTTGCGTAGCCAGCGCCACCCATCATTGAGGTGAAGAGGGAACGACGACCAGTCCCGCCGCGCTTTCCTGCCGATGCGGTTGTGGCAGTGAGTGCGGTAGAAATGTCTTCGCGCTTTTGAGTCGCGCGCTCCTCAATGGCTTGACGCTTTGCAATCTCTGCTTCTGCACGCTGCTCTGCTGCGGCCCTCTTTTCAGCCGCCGAAGGTCCAAAACACATGTGCTGTCTCCTTGTTTGTAGCCTTGAAAGCATCAACCTTTAATAAGATCAACGCACAATTAAAGCCGTGCCCACAAGCCCTGTCTGCGTTGACCTCTGGGCTTCTTGTTGAATACGTCAAAGTCTCGCTTTGCAATTACGGGCTGGACTGGCTTTTGATTATTCATCAATGCTCTGCCCTCACCAGCACCAAGCATAAGATACTGAAGCGCATCGTGAACGTGGCTGAACATATTCTTGTCTGGCTTGTCGGCGTAACGCTCACCGCTAACTTCCATGCGCTTGTAGGCATAGCCGCCTTCAAAGCCCTTAATGAGAATCGGGCAACGGCGGTCGATCATAAACGCAGCCTTGCCCTCAATCATCTTCGTTAGCTGAGAGGAGACAGCCTCAAG